TATGCCAATAAAGCATTACGTTATTTCCAATTACTGCTGCCATATTACAAATTTACGCTTTATTACTAATATTTTATTAAGTTGGTCTTGGAACTCTATCTGAAACATATCCATCATATTGAAGCGTTTCAGTTGATGTATTGTCTTCGTCTATAACCTCTATTAATTGGATGCTATTTACTTCACTATTATAAGGGTTACTTGTAAGCCTATTTATTAAGAACTTTTTACCATCATAAGACAAAGCGTTTGTACTTGCATCTTGAACCTCATAAACCTTATCTAAATAGATCATACCAACACTTGATGTATAATTACCTAAGTCCCCTTCTAAAGTAGCTATATTCCTATTTAATAGGTTAGAATATTGCCTCATAATCAATTGAGGTAAGTTAGCAAATGATTCAGCAGAATGACCATATCTATACCATCCTGTCAATATATTACCATTAACATCTGATAATCTATTTATATAATTATCATTTATGTAAACAAATAAATCAGGATAAATTAAACCATATTTTAATTCAATATTTTTAATTATTTGATTTTCACTAATTGAGCGACTAACTATTACTTGCTTTAAATTTCCAGCAGATTGTTTTAATTGAAAATTCATAATACTTGCAGCTTTATTTGTGCTACCTTGATTTACAACTAAAAATGAACAGTTAACATATCCTTCTACTACTATTGTACCTGAAGATGTAATTTGTTCTCCTAAAGGTATTGTAATACTTTTACTATCAAATGATGTTCCAGTAGTTGATGCTACATCTATATATGAACTAACTGTTGTCCAAGTACCATCACTTTTTAAATAATATGATGTATATCCAGAACCATTATCTATAAATATTTCTATAAATACTCGCATTGAACCTCTAAAATCAAAAGATAAACTACCTTCTCCACCATACATTTTTGGTAAATAAGCAAAAGATGAAGAATTACCCATACTTACAGATGCATTACCACTACTTCCAGATGATATTGTAAATCTATTAAACTGACTATCTGTAAAAATAAAAAATTGAACTAATCCAGTACCAACTTCATTTTTTTCCCATCCTATTGGGAAACCAGCACCATCTATTTGCTTTAAGTCTGGATTATGAATATAGTTACTTGCATAAACATATGGAACATTTGTTATGATAGTTGGGTAACCCTTTCTTACAATCTTAGTTTGTCCATTATTTACAAAGTGAACGTTACCTTCTGCGTATGGTTCAATATTAATTAAGTTATTTAAAACTCCATTACCAGAGATTGATGGCACATCTTCAACAACATATCTTGTGTAGTAAATAGTAGTTGCCATTTGATTCATTGGCAAAATATACCAATCACCATTAGCTTGGAATAGTCTACAACCAAAACCTTTAACTATATTATCTAAAATAGTAAAGTAATCTAAATTCAATAAATCCCTTCTATATTGATAAGCCTGTTTAAATGGTTCATCCCCACCAGCATCTGATCTATCAAACATACTTTCTGCGTAATAAGAACAACAAGCATAAATAAATGTCATATTAGGATAAACAATCTTATTTAAGCCTTGACCAATAATATTTAATAAAGTAATTAAATCATTAATGCTTACTTCTGAATCGTAATAAATGTATTTAAGAAAAGATAAACCATCAATACAGGTTATACTAACCTCTTGGTTACCTGTTGTGAATTGAACATTTATATAGTCATTAAATAAGAATCCTTTCCACTTAATGTTACCATCTATAACTAATTCAACATAATACTTGTTATCGTTGTAGTTTAGTAATTCAGGAAAGTTTTCATAATCTTCTTCAGTAGATATTAAAAAAGAAACATCCATTTGAGAAGATATAATTCCACCAATTGGGTCTTCTTCGTTTGAGTTAGGTTGTATGTTTATATTAGTTGCTTCGTATGTATAAACATCACTTGTTAAAGGGTCTTCTTCGTAAATCTTTACAACTTGATTTAAATCATCCCTTAATTTTTGTGTTATTGTATATTTTAATACGTATGCCATTATGCTAAACTAATGTTTTGTCCTTTAAGATTAGATGCCTTTTGCGCTCTGTTAACAGATAATAATAAGTCTTGACCTCTAAGTACAAATTGACCTAATCCACTTCCATTTCCACCGCCCATTGCACCAGCATTAAAAGAACCTCTCATCATATTACCAAGTTTACTTAATGGTAAAATTGCTTCACTTTCATTACCCTCTCCAATCATTGCTAATGTTGCACCAGTTGCAATACCACCAGCAGCCATTTTTGGTATGCCTAATAGTTTAGTAAAATTACCTAAAAAAGATAATCCTCCTTTGCCTGCACTTGCTGGATTTATTATTGATAAAATACCAGCGAATATTGCAGCTTGTACAACCATTTCTGCCATTTGTCTTAATAATCTTGTAAACATATCTCCTAATGCTTGTGTAGCACTTGCACCTTGTTGCATTGCATCATACATACCAAACAAAGCACCTGTAACTGTTTGTGAAATTGCATTAGCAAATTGTTCATATGATTTAGTTAATTCTTCTAATTTCTTTTTTTCATTATCAATGTTATCAAGTGATATTTTTTCTTTATCCTTTGTCCATTTTGATAACCATTTAAGATAATCTTCGTGTTGTTTTTTTAAATCTTCAATTGCAGTATCATTATCAACAACATCTGCTAATGGAGTTAATAAAGTATTAGTTTTATTAATTCTTTTTATTAAATCAGCCCTATCTTTTTCTGATAATGTTGTATCTTTTTTAGGTTTTGGTGGTGGTTTACCAGCTGGATTTGGAGTTTCAATATTAGTTAAAGTATTGAGTAATTCTGCATTTTTAGTTTTAGCTTTATTAATTACGTTATCTAAATCAGTAATTAAAAGATTATAACCTTTAGCAATCCTTTCTCTTTCCTTATCCGCTTTATTTTTATTGTATTCTGCACTACCACCACTTGCAGTAACTTTCTTTAAATCTGCATCTCTTTGTGCTTCTAATTTTCTACGTTCAGCATAAGCAGCAGCTAAAATTTGTTGTGTATTTTTTTCTTTACCAGCTGCATCTTCTTGTATTGCAGCAACATTAATTAAGTGTACTAACCAAGCCTTATCAGTTTTAACTGTGGCATCTTTAATAGCTTTATTATCTGAATATAAAGTTTTTAACCTTTTAAGTGCTTCTTGTTGTTGTGTAGGATTACCACCTGAAATAATATTAACTAAATTTAAACCAATAGTTCTATTAGATTGTGCCTCACCAACTATTTTATAAATATCTTGATTTAACTTTAAAAGTTCTTCTCTAAACTTCTTTAACTTTTCAGTTGGACCAATAAAAAATGCAGCTATTTCATCACTAAATGTAACTGCTAAAGAAGATACAACACCCAATGCAAGACCAATACCAGCTGGACCAACTAAACCAGCAGCCATAGATTTTAAGGCTTCTGTTGCACTACCACTTTTAGTTTGTAGTCTTTGAAATGATTCTAATAAAGGGTTTAAGTTATTCGCAATACCTATAAATCCATAAGGAGCATCTTGTGCAACTCTTGATAAGTTTGATAAAGCAGTTGTAGCATCATTAGTTGGTCTTGCAACACCATTTATTTTTGAACTTAATTGACCAATTGAACCTTCAACACTACTTATTTTAGCATTTAACTTTTGTATTTCACCAACATCAGTTGATTTCTTTAATTTTGCTTGTAATTTACTAAGTAAATTTTCGGCTTTTTGTAATTCAGCAGATAAATCTTCCGTATTAGCACCAATATTAATTTCTATATCTAAAATTTCTGCCATTTTTATTAGTTTGCTCCGTACAATTTAAGTGTCCTTGCCAATTGTTCTTCAGTTATCATCACTCTTTCCTCATCAATATCAGATTGATCTAACTCTGGTATGCTCCAAAAAGACTTCATTGATTTTGGATTTTTCTCAGTAGTAGAACTTAAGTATACAATATAGGCAAGGTTTCTTGTCCTTGCCCATTCGTTTAACTCGTTTCTTTCCTTACCTAAAACGATAATGGAAAAGTCCTTCCAAGTCATATCCCAAAATTCATTTGGTCTTATTCCGCACTCCGCAGCTTTAACTAAGATATCATCCCAGCTTAGCTTTGTTAGGCTTTTTTTTTTCTTCTTCCTTTTTTACACCTGAAATGGTGTTGACTGTATTCTCAACGATATATTTTAAATAGTCAATAATTTGACCTTCTTCGCTAAAAATAGAACCAACCTCATCTATCCATTCACAAGCATCATCAATTGTGTATGCGACCTCTTGTTTATTACTTATACAAGCAGATTTATAACCAATATAAACAAGTTGAACAATTACATCCAAACTTGTTTGAGCCGTTGAAAGAACTTTAAAGTACTCATCAATACCGATATTATTTACTTTAGTAAACTCACGCATTGACCAAGTACCCCACTTTAGGTGGATTGTGTTGTTGTTTGTTTTTAATTGGAACATAGTTTTTTTTATTTATTATACAGTTTCAGTTTGTGCAATAGGTGGTACACTTACTACGAAAGTTGCAGTAAATTTAACATCATCCTTATCAGCAGCATTAACATTAAAATTGCTAATAAATACTAAAGAACCTACACCACCATAAGTGATATCACCTGCGGTTGGAGTAGCTTTACCCATTTTGATAGCAAATAAAGTCTTTGCAGCGTGTGCAACGTACAATTGTTGGTAAGAATCTTTACTTGGAGTTCCTGTTTCATCAATCGCAAAACCTTCACACTCAAAAGATTGATTGAATGAAGGACTTGGAGTGTATTGATCTCCACATTTAGAAGTTGCATCAATTGTTCCTAAAGTTGATGTCAAAGAGTTAGAAGTCAAACAAGCAACTGGCTTGAATGTTCCGTCATTGTCAATGTCAGCTAAGAGGATATAATCTCTACCGCTTACTTTTGTTTCTGCCATTTTATTTAATTTTAATTTTGAGTTATTGTTATGTTATATGTTATTACTACTCTAAAAACGTTATCTAAAGGGTTTAAGCCATCTAAGTTTCTAATACTTTCTACACTTAAACTTGAAGCAGTAAACCCATTTGATAGGGTAATAACTGAATCCGAGTTTATATCTTCCAACACTAAATCGCTTATTGTTTCAGCACGTTTATAACCAAAGTTAGCATTTTTTGTAATAATATCAACATCGATGCTTATACTATTTGTGTAACCTGTTTTTCCTTGTTCTTGACTTGAGGTTCTACCTGTCATAACAATATACTCATTACCTGCACCTTCTGGAGCATAACCATCGTAAACAACCAATCCACTTGCACTTGTCAAGTTAGTATAAAACCATTTCTTTATTTCTATATTAGGATTTAACATTCTTCAATACGTTTAATATATTCTTAATCATTTTTGGTTTTTCGGTTTCAAATGATGGAATTAAAAAAGGTTGTGGTCGCATCCCTTTTCTTAAAATGCTAATAGCTATTGCATAAGCAATTGATTTGTCTTTTCCACCTCCAATCCCTTTTCCTTTTACCCATAAAGTCAAAGCATCTACCATATCTTTAAATTTACCACCTTTTCTACCTTTGAATGAACTTGCTAATTCCTCAAATCCTTTTGGAATACTTACTTTTCCACCTGTACCAAACTCAACATAAGGCGCATATGAAGCATTTGAACCAACTGTAAAAACATAACCTTTTTCAACATTTTTCTCTTTTAAGTAAATGCTATTTCTTAATTGACCAAAGTTTACAGGTGCTAATCTTTTTGCTCCGCTTTGAATATTTAATGCAGATGCATTTACCTCATCCTTTACTCCTTGTTGAACCTTAGCATCTAAAGTATCAAGTTTTTGTAATACCTCTGATAAATTACCTATGTCAAAAGTAAATCTTGGCATTACTTGTAAATTATTAATTCCAAGAACCTATTTTGGTTCTCTACGTTTTTAATAGAATGTATCGTATATCTATCGCCTTCAACCTCTACTTCATCCGAATCGTTAATAGTAACCCCAAAACGCACATAAAGACGGCTTCTTTGGTCGAATTGCAATTCTGCCTCTCCTATTGCACGAACTTGATTATCTGGTCTTAAATCACCCCAAATTGTGGTTTGTAGGGTAAAGGTAGTTGTGTACCCACCTTGACCATCACTTACCCTTGTGGCAGCATAGACTTTAACCTCACGAGTCATCGTGTTGGCATCAACGTAGTTTGCTTTCGCTTTTCCTAACTTCATATTATAAAATTGGGCTTATTCTTGTCCATCTTTGACACGCTTTCCAAGACTTCTCACAAATACCTGAATCGCCATCTAATCCTCTATTCTCGTAATCATAGCTAATTTGATCTAAGATAGCTAATTTAAGGTCTTTAGGGATAGTTGTATAACCAGCCTCATAAGTAGCTTTTAGGTTAGCATATCTTGGAGATGATAATTTAGGGAACTCATTGCCTATCAATTGTAGGTTAGGAGTTGTAACCTGAATACCATTTTGCTCCATATCAAACAATTCAAACGTATCAATGTCAATTGGACCGAATGGAATATCAAAATTTCCACTCACATTATTGAAATAAGTAGTTATATCTTTTGGTATCAAACTCAATCCTGTTGCAACCTCAATAGCTTCTCTTGCTTGTGTAATCATTAATGTAATCAAAGTATCTTCAGCGGTTGTTGTAACACGGCAATATAATTTTGCTTCCGCTAAAGTAACTGGTTCTACTATTGGTGCAATAGGAATAGCACTAAAATCATTAATATAGTTAGAATAAGACATATCCTTTTTTTACAAAATTACTTAATTTATTCCAATAAAAAACCCCCACCGAATTGGTAGGGGTCATTTATTTACTAATCCTTAGAATTAACTAACGTTACCCATATCAGCATAGATTGCAGATGTAGTCAACATTAAGTTGATGTCTTCGTAACACTCAATACGAGCAGTTACCAAGTTCTTTTGGAAGTTATCTCCATTCTCATAAGAGAACTCGATAGCTAAACCTTCAACTTCAACTCTCTCTAAGTAGCTATTATCGAAGATCAATACTTTGTCATCAGTTACCCAAGATGCAGATACAACTGGAACTCCCCAGATTGTGATACCACCATTAGGGTTTACAACAACACTACCAGCACCAGCATAGTAACCAGCAGCAATAGTTGCTTTCAATAAGCGACCCATTTGCGTTTGAGATACTAAAGCATAAGAAGGAACAAAGTTCGCAGTCTTTTGGTTAGCGATGTAGTCTACTAATTGTAACAAATCGTTAGTTTCAGCAGTTGTAGTTGAACCTGTTGCAGCACCAGATACAGTAGAGAAAAACGCAGCGTTCTCAGCCTTGAAGAAATCTCTTTGTAACATTCTTGGTAAAGTTTGAGTCAAGAAAGGTAAAGACTTTAACATTTGCTTAGAGAAAGTAGAGAAACCAGCAAGATAGTCATTTACAACTTTAACTTCTGTTAAAGAGTAGTTGTTCTCGCCTTTATCACTTCCTTCTGTTTGAGCAGAGATGTTGTTAGTCAAACCGCTATTCTCACGATAGTAAACATACAATCCAGTCTCACTTCTTACAGTAGGGATTAAATCTCTAAAGTTTAAAGATTGTGCTGGTTGGATAGCTGGGTTCGGAGCATAAGATGCTTGAGAATCACCAGTTAAGTTACCACTTAAAGTCATTGTCTTAACATCAGATAAATCCAAACGGAACTTACCATTAGTCTTCAAAGACTTCTCCATTGCATCGAAATTACCATCTAATTTCTCCATAATAACTTCATCCATAAACTTAACTTCTTTCTTAGCTGCTTTCTTTTGTGTAGCTAATTGAGAGTCGATTTGCTTTTGTAACTCGTCTTTTACAACAGTTACTTGTGCAGACACTTCTTTGATTTGTGCTTCTGCATTAGCTTGAAAACCTTTAAGGTTCTCAGCCATTTCGTTGATTAAATTTTCCATTTTTACTTTTTAAATAGATTGTTAAATTGTTTAATTGCCTTTAATACTTCTTCATCATTTTTTTCTTCTACCACTGGTGTCGGCTCAACTGATGGCTCGGGTTGAGTGATTGTTTCAGTAATTTCCAAAGCCAATAATTCAGCTTGTATTTGTTTTATTTGAATCTCCATTAAAGCAAAGGTATCGTCTGTGAAACTTCCACCTCTAAATGCTTTAATTAAGTTTTCTAATCTTATTGATAAATTTTCTTTAGTTTCTTTGAACTCACCCTTGAAACCCAATGTTGGAGTTTCAGGATTAGCACCCCAAAGAACTGCTGAACCTTCATATAGTTTTAACTCTGTGATTGTACGTACACCAGTCTTTTGGTTTACATCTGACTTTAACGTACTAAATCCGATTGAGTGTTGATTGATTAAACCAGCTTCATATAACTTAATTGCATCTTCGCCACATTCAGTTTCTATTAAGTCAGTAACCGCAACAAGCATATCGCCTTCTATGTATAACTCTTTAGGTTTACCCAAAGTGTGTGCCATATCAGCTTTGTGATCTACTAAAGACCAAATCATATTTTTGCCTTTTGGTCCACGTTCTTTGATAGTCTTGGTAAACGCTTCTGCAACGATAATATCATTGTCTAAATCAACGTTTCCAATTCTTGACCAACACGCTTTTACTGTTCTTGATTCTGGCTCTATATCCAAAATCATATCATTGTAGCTTTTGTTTTCAATCTTACTCATATAACAAAGTTATTAATTTTTTTTAATCTGCTAACAAATCTCTTATTAAATTAGAAATTTGCATCAAAGCCACGTTATTTATTAAATTCCATACCAACCCCATATCTCCCATAGGTGGATTATCTTGCAACCTTTTTGGCTTCCCATCTTCGCCTCTAACTGCTTCATAACCTAACGTACAACGGCAATTGATAACATCCCCAGCACTTCCACTTGGGTCGCAAGGATGTAACATTTGCTCAAAACCTCCATTCTTAGTTTTAACATTAAATTTTTCATCGTATGCTACTTTTACTCCATCCATATGATAATGGTCAAACATATCTCTTGGCACTCGTCTTGTTCGGTTATCCTTTGCAGCAATCCATTCCTTCATAGTTACAAGTCCAGTTGCAGCCGTACCAACCATTGAACCTATGTTTGCTGCTCTACCTGTTTCTGTTCTTGCTATCATCTCTGCTCGGTAATCCGTTATCCCAGCGGTTCTCAATAGTTTGATTGTTTCTTGCATAGTCAAACCTTCCTCAACTGACTTCATTAAGTATTGTTGAATTTGGTTCTTTGTTGTTTGTGTTATTTCGGCAGCTATGTTATCTAAGCCTTTTAGTTCAAGGTAAGTGAGCATTACATAAGTAAACAAATCAGTCTGCTTACTTTTAAACTCCTCTGGTCCATAGTAACCCTTGACCGACTTAGATACATTCTTCTCCGAAATTTGTGCCATCTTAACCCCCATTGCAATATGAAGGTTTTGGATGGTCTTTTTTATCTTCTTATCGCTTATTGCGTTTAAATCTTGGGTATCGCAATAAGTATCCACTTGCCTTTGTAGTTCTTTCTTAAACTTTGGCGAATAGGTTTTTATTGCGTTTAAATATAGTTTCCTATAATCTTGCCAAATCATTATTCAGGTAGCGTTAATGGTTGAAATTCATCAGGACTTTGTAAACTTGAAGGGATATATAATTTCTCCATTTCAGCTTCGTCTATATAAGGTGGAATCTCTAATCCCATAATATCCATCTTTTGCTTAGGTGCAATCCACCACGCTTTATCCAACCATTCTACTTGCTCTGCTTTGTTTGCTTCTAATTCACTATAAACAGTTGGGTCAAAGTCAACATAAACATCCGTACCTCTATAACCCCAATCAGAATGTAGTTTACGATTTAAATTATCTCTAATACCAACTAACAAAGGAATAGCACAACGAACTGTTAATGCTTTCTCTCCTTCTCTTTGGTTGTTATAAGTCTTATTGTCGGCATCGTTTAATAATTGAGAAGGTACTCCGTAAATATTACAAAGTGCTTTCATATCCCACTTCTCACTCTCAATAATGTCTAATTCAACAGGACTTAATCCGATTTGTTTCCAATCTACTTTGTAACCACTAACCGCAATAGAATTAAAGTTAGCAGAACCGCCTTTCTCACTTACCGCCTTTTTAAGTGCTTGTGCTTGTTGTGTTCCACTAATAGGGTCAAAGCGTTCATCATTCATAAAAAGAACTCCAGCTGGACCACCATTCTGGAAGGAAGCAACCGCTGCAGTCTTCGCTTCGTTGGAACGAGTCAAGTTTCTTGCAGCAGCCATCAAAGGAGATTGACCATATAGTTGATTCCCAGTTGTATTCCATTGTAAGTTTATGTATTTATCTTGTAGTACCTCTTGTTTAGTAAAGTTCCAAAGTGGACCATAGTTCAATTGGTAACCGCTAATAGTTGGAGGGAAGTTTTGAATGTCCGCTAAAACGTACATATATTGAGAAGGTAATACGTACAACTCATAAGGCTTACCATCATTATTTCCACCTTCAATCATCTTTGCGTAAACAAAAGAATTACCTGTAACCAATTTAAAAGTACACCAAGCCTCTACGAAATCACCAAAGGTATCTTCTTCATTAGGATATTTTAATAACTCGTTTAATCTCGCATCGCCTGTATATAATTCAAACGCTTTCTTATGTAGCTTCTCAACATCCTTCCAGTTCTCAATCTTATCTGGTTGGCTCATTAACGCTTTATATTTCTTTGCAGAAGTTTCATCAACCACTTTATAAACGTGGAATGGAGCAAGTTTTGCTTTATCCGCAATTAATTTAACAATTGAATAAACTATATCGTTTGCTGAATAACCATCATTAACAAAGGATACATTTGAACCTCCTTGCCAAGTTATGATGCCCTGTTGAATAGCTACTTGTCCATTGAAAGGTATAGGTGGCAAAACTGTTGATAGTTTCTGTGGTTTCTTAAAGAAATCTAATAAAGCCATATAAGTATATTTAAAACAAAATTAGCACTTTTATACATAACATAAGCAAAAGTTGTTTTTATCCCTTCTATTTATGTAATTACGAGCCGAGCCATAGTTTATATTTAAAGACTCACAAGCTATCTTAAGTGAATCATAAAATATGCCAGATGTCAAATGAACCACTTGCTTTTGGTTATCTGTTATGGCTTTCTTATGTGCTTCATCTCTTAACCCATTTTTAATAGCGTGTAATGTATTTTCTTTATTTGTAACCCATTCAAGGTTGGTTACTTTGTTATCACTTTTAATTCCGTTTATATGGTTTATTTGTGGCTTATCATATGGGTTTTCAATGTAATTTAAAGCTACAAGCCTATGTAAGCTAATACTTAATTTACCTTTCTCATTATACAATGCAACTTTGCAATACCCTTTTTTGTCAATTGTTGGTTTTAATAGCTTTTTAGCTTTTATGCTATAAACCAATCCACTCTTGCTAATCAAGTAGTTTTCGTAACCATTTACTAATTTCATAAAATAAAAAAAGGCTATCAAAGTCAGCATAGTGAGATTACGCATCATTATCAAGCCTAATAAGTTTAAATATTGGATATCTCACATCCACTACAAATATACGATTAAAATACAGAAACCTCGAACTTAGGCTTGGTTAAATGCGTAAATACGGCATACCTACAAGCATCCATCAAGTCATCGTTTGCCTTAACTGGTTCTTCTATTACGTTATCATTTTTATCCTTTTTCCATTTGTAAGACATAAACTCCCTTCTTAGGTTTTTACTAT